CTGCGGGTTCTTGGAACCGGGTTTACTCGGACACCAAGAAGATCAAGTTCCGACGCCTGATCACCTGCGAATCGTAAACCTCTTCGTCCTAGCATCCTCCCTCCTCCCCCTCCTTTGGACGGAGGGGCAACTCCGCCCCTCCGTCCACCCTCTTCTCCAAAGGGATTTGATTTATGGCTTCTCGCAGACACCGACCCCGACACGCACGCAGAACCGCTCGTTCCAAGCGGTTCAACGCTCTCGTCACCGACTTGGCGACGATTGACTTCACGGCGGCGTCTGTTGACCTGGCCAGCGACCAAATCTACCTGCCGTCCCACGGGTTTCACACCGGTTCGGGGCCTGTGCAGCTCACCACCACGGGTGTGTTGCCGACCGGACTTGCGGCGGTTACTAACTATTTTGTCATTCGTGTTGACGGCCATCGGGTCAAGCTGGCTACCAGCCTTGTCAACGCGAATGCCGGCACCGCTGTCAATTTGACTGCTCTCGGCTCGGGCGTCCACACGGCGACCTACGTCAACACGTTCGCTCCTGGCGACACGGCGGACAGCATAGTCACCATTGACGGTCACGGCCTTCTCGACGGAGACGGCCCATTCCAGCTCACTACCTCGGACGCTGATCTCCCCAACGGGCTACTTCTGGCGACGGACTACTGGGTGATTCGCCGAGACGCGAACAACTTCTATTTCGCGGATTCGTATGCCGACGCAATCGCGGGTGCTGCCATCTGGGCCGCCGAAGGTGACCCTATCGCATACGTAGCAACATTCTCCGACGGCGGCACAGGCACTCACACGATTACTAGGGCGACAGCCTCTGGAGTGCAATCTCTCGTAGGCGATGAAAGCGCCTTCTGGGCTCATCGCCTACACACTGCCGATGGGCCGTTTCGCCTCTCTACTGGCGGAGCCCTCCCCACGGGACTCTCTGCCGCCACCGACTACTGGGCAATTAAATCTTCGGCGGACGCAGTTCAATGGGCGTCCACGAAAGCTAACGCAATTGCCGGCACGGAGATCAATCTCACGGCCGCCGGCTCTGGGACGTTTGTGGCCACTGCCACGTCCGACGCGGTTTTGCGCTGGCTTTCTCGCGGACGAAAAATCAGTGAACTGAAAGCTATTGACTAAAAAGAGGAGCGAGGAAGATGGAAGAAGAACAACTTGAAGTGCAGGAAGTCGATGCCGGTCCAGAGGAAACTCTGTCCAGTGTCCGTTCAGAAATCGCCCGCTTGAGGGACTACGAACAAGTCCTCATCCAGGCGATCGACGCCAAACGCGCCGAGGAGGAAGCCAAGAAGCCGAAGGTCTCTTTCATCGAACAGTGTCGGGCCAACGCTCGTGTGGCTCTTGAGCAGAAGCTTGCCAAGGTCGCACGAGGCCAAAATCCTATGAGTGAAATCGACAAGTTTTACAAGGCTCGGTCCAGAAGGCCAAGACAATGAGAGAAAGAGTCCATACCGCCGGAGAGACCGGCTCTAAGTCGGCTACCAGCTTCACGACGTTTCCGACCACGTTCGTTGACGTCTCCAGCTGGAACCAGTCCTCGGCTCCTTCTGAGTTCGAAGTTGAAGTCATAGCCTTCGCTGCGGAGGTTCTAGTAGGGCTTGCCGTAGTTGGCGACTGCCTGTCGGGCAGGTTCGACTACGGACAACTCAACGGTGGAGATAACATTACGCTGGCCGCAACCACGCTGGTGGTCGCGTCGGCAAGTATCGCCCACGCCGATGAAGAGTTCACTTCGGTCGCACACGGACTGCTCACCGGCCAAGGCCCTATTCGGTTGACTACCAGTAACACCCTTCCGGCAGGTACGGCGTCAGCTACCGACTACTGGATTATCTCCACTGGCAACGACACGTTCCAGCTTGCTACGAGCAAGCGTAACGCCGAGGCAGGCACCGCGCTGGCAATTACTTCTGATGGCGTAGGCAACCAAACTTTGAACATCCCGACGAGAGCTTACCGCGAACTCATTGGACATTCTTCGCGCACCAAGGGCTACGGCTTCTACTGCACCACGCACACCAACAGCGCTCAGGTTCGAATCTCGGTCCACGCGGTCGAGAGAAAGCTGGTCTAAAGTGTTTGGACGTAGTCGAGGCCTGGTAACTAGCGTAGCTGCCGCCTCGTCCTCGTCTTCGGAGGGCGGACGCACCCTGCTAGGCTCGTATACGGTGTCGGGCGCGGCGGCCAATACGATCGTTATCGGTACGGGCGGTCCAGCCGGGCTTTCGACCATCACCTTCCCTGCCGGGAAGCGCTATGGCATCTACCTTCGGGCCGTGTTCGGATCTCCGACCGCGACCAATGTGATTACGCTTGACCCGAACTCGCAGACTTCAAACCTAACGAACCACGTCATCTACACGATTAGCACGACTCTCGGCTCCCAGGGACCCATCGCAGACGGACTCGTCTACAGCACGTCTGCCGATGTTGAGGAGGCGATCGTTGAGATCGAATGGGACGAGCTTGCTGGTTTCGACCGCAAAATGAACGTGCGCTCGGACTACTACGATAACGGTGCACTGGCCTATTCGCAAAACTTCTACACGCTGTTTTGGGCGCAAACACCGGCAGAGACCGCGATGACAACGTTCCGTCTGGGCAAGGGCGGAAGCGCTCAAACAGACACCTACGGCATCGGTAGCCGCGTGGCGGTCTTCGACCTCGGCGCCTGTTAACCTAAAATGACTCGCCCGCGCACAGACCCAGGCATCGGCTACAGCCAACGGATATGCGGTCGATGGCGACAACGTTTTTTGTGCCGATCGACTTTGCATCTATGAAGGAACCGGGTTTCTCCCGTTCTAAAAAACCGACAGGACCAACGTGTCACTCAAATCCAAAGTATCTGATAACGACACCACGTCGGCTTACTTGGTAGACAAGATCTCTGGGGCCAGCCAGTACAACGATGGTGGCAACGAAGTCGTGGTGTCCGAGCCGCACTGGGCGGTTATCACTGCCAGTGCAGACCAGGCCACTATTGACGAGAGCGTTCCTGACCTTGTAACGGCCTGGAACACAATCGCAGACGGATCCACTGGGCATGGAATCACGGTGTCGGCGGGCGTCGTCACCTTCCCAGCACCCTCTCCAGGTAAGAAGTGGGAGATTGAGGCAGAGGTCCTCGTGACACACAGCGCCCCCGGCACGGCCCAGTTCAGGTTTTACGACACGCCGGCCGGCGCCAACACGGCTGTCGGATACACAGGCATAAACATTTCAGCCTCCAACATCACGGGGATTGGTGGCGACGTAAGTGCTCTGGCCTGGAAGGCAGCGGCCGGAACTATGGGGCTGCGCTGCACCTCCACTACCGGTGCCAACACCGTAGACCTTGAATATGAGTGGTCCAGGCTGCGTATCCGTGAAGTCCGCGCATAAAGTGTGATAAGTGTGCAATAATAGGTAAAGTGTCCCATGGCTATAAAACCTGCAATTAACTGGCTCGGAATCACTACCTTCATGGTCGCTATGGCAGGCATCGTTTGGGCCGGTTCGGAAAAGCTCGCTGAGAAGGCCAATCAAAGGGACGTTGAGGCCTCGAGTCGCAAGATCGATTCCATTGAAGCGCGCCAGCAGTACATCCGAGAGGACTTGCAGCAGATTCGAGAGGACATAAGGCAGATTTTACAGGAAGTGAGGAAGAAGCGCTAATGGCCGTAACACTTGTACTAGAAGATGGCACTGGCCTCTCTAACTCCAATGCCTACACGAACCGCACGGCAGCCGACACGTACCACGGCAACAAGCTGCGCAGTGATTGGCAGGCCTTGAGTAACGACATCAAGGACGCGGCGATTATCCGAGCGACTGAGTACATCGACTCTGTCTACGGCAAGCTCTTTAAAGGTGCCCCGCTTGTGGACACCCAGTCGCTCGAGTGGCCTCGCGAGCTGGCCTATGACCGCTACGGTCGAGAGCTGGTAGAAGTTCCGGCCAAGCTTGCACAAGCCACTGCCGAGCTGGCGCTGTTCGCTACTCGGGATGGTGAGCTGATGCCAAGACTTCCCGGCCCTACCGAGACCCTCGCAGGCGTCAAGGCAGGCAACACCAGTTACGGCAGCATCAAGAAGCAGAAGAAGGCCGTTGGCCCTATTATTACCGAGGTCGAGTTCACTGTTGGGCAGTTCAGCCAGTCCTTCCCGTCTGTACACGCACTTCTTCAAGATTTGTTGAACACCACGGGTCGAGTCTATCGATGATCAGCCTTGCTGAGGTCGATGCACTTCTTCAAGAGTTCGGCCGGTCGGTGACGTTTCGTAAGTACGCGCGCACCCCGGCCGACTCTAATAAGCCGTGGCGCGGCCCGGCCATCACGACGGCGTCGATGACGGTCGTTACTGGATACGCTGTCCAGGACCAAGGCCCCCCTGGGCGCAAGGACAAGATTATCTGGGGCAAAGACCGTACCGGCGGGATGAACCTGATCGCACGTACGGACTCTAACCTCGCTGAGTTTGACGAAGTCTTCGACGGCACCGACGTCTGGCGTATTGAACACGCGCGTCCGGTCGCCCCCGGCGACCAAACGTACTACTACGAAGTGAGGGTCGTCCGATGACCGAGTTCGAGTTGTACGAAGACCTGTCGGACTTCTTCGGTGACGGCATGGTCACAGCTGGCTACGTTTTCGGAACGACGCTTCTGGTCGAGTGGCCAGGAACCAAACTGGACGTGCCGCACTTGACCGGGGATGCCACTAATGGACACGTTAAGCCCTGGATTCGGTACAACTACCGACCGGTTGCCGGCGGCCAGGCCACCCTCGGATCCAGGTTCTTCACGAACGGCGTGATTATCCACCAGATTTTCACCCCTCCTTACCAGGGCTTGCAATCCGCACTTTCCATTGCCGACAGTGTGAGAAGTGTATATGATGGTAATGTAAGTGTTGGCGGTGTCTGGTTTCGGAACACTCGCCCCCAAGTTGTAGGTCTAACCGGCGGATGGTTCCAAGTAAACGTAAGTGTGAATTTCGAATACGACTTCACGAGGTAAACAGAGATGGCACAAGTAGACAAAATTGACAGCAACAGCACCGGTCTCTGCTACCGGGAAGAGACCTCCCCCGGAGTCGTGACGAGCGGCGTTTGGACCGGCATGGAACCGAACAGCTACTCGAACTTCGGGGCCACTCTTACGCTTCTGCCGCGCGAGCCGCTTAGCGCTTCACGCCAACGCAAGAAGGGCGTCGTCGTAGACATCGAAGCGTCCGGCGCGTTCAACATGGACCTCACGCAGGTGAACTTTGCCGACATTGCGCAAGGCTTCTTCTGCGCGGCCCTTCGCAAGAAAGACGAGGCGGCTTGTGCAGCGACTACTGGCGGCGCTACCGATGACTTTACTGTTGCTGCCTCTCTCGGCTCTGATTACGTGTCTGGTGATCTTGTGTTTGCCGGTGGTTTTGATGATGCGGCGAACAACGGTCTTCACGAATGTAACGGCTCCTCCGCTACCACTATCTCGGTCACTTCGAACCTCGTAACGGCAGCCTCCCAGGCTGGCGTTCTTCGCCGGGTCGGATTCAAGTTCGCCGCTGGCGATTTGACCATGGTGGTTTCCGGCACTCTGCCGGTGCTTACCACGGTCTCCAAAGACATGACTGCCTTCGGATTGGTACCGGGCGAGTGGGTCTACATCGGCGGCGACTCAACAGACAAATTCTTCACTGCGGCCAACAACGGCTTCGCTCGGGTGCGCTCTGTGACGGCTAACGCCATCACGGTGGACAAGATGCAAGGCACTGCGATTGCCGACGACGGCACGAATACCGGAGCCGGCGGCGCAGCACTGTCGCTGAAGCTCTTCTTCGCGCCCCGCGTCTTGAAGGACGAATCGGACCCGACCCTCGTGATCGAGAAGACCTATCAGCTGGAACGCTCCTTGGGCGTATCGGACGATGCGCAACCGACTCAGATCCAGTCTGAGTATTTGATTGGCGCGTACGGCAACGAATGCACCTTCAACCTCGGCACGGCCGACAAAGTCACTTGTGACCTGTCGTTCTTGGCTCTCAACCACGAGACCTACACCGGGGCCGAAGGCCGCAAGGCCGGTACTCGTCCAGCTATCGAAGATGCCAACGCCTTCAACACCAATAGCACCGTCACGTTCGCGCAGATTGCACTGGTGTCCGACACTGATGAGACCGTGGACCCCCTGTTCGCTGGTATCGAAGAAGTCAAGTTGACCATCAACAACAACCTCCAGGCCAACAAGGCTCTCGGTACGACCGGTGCTTTCTGTGTGTCGAAGGGGTTCTTCTCGGTGTCCGGCTCGATGACGGCGTACTTCAACAACGTCGAAGCCATCGACTCGGTCATCAACAACTCCGACGTGACCTTCCACTATCACCTGGGCGACGGTTCGCCGAACGTGGAAGTGAACAACCCGGTCAAGATCCCGTTGACGTTCGAGGCCGCCTCCGGTGCTCAGTCGTTCGCGGACTACGACCACACCTTGTGTGTTTGCTTCTGGGACTACCTTCCGACCGCAGCCTCAGTGTGAGAAGTGTATGGATTATAACGCTGGCCGCGCTCTGGCTGTCCTGCGGGGCACGCCAGAGTCCCGGCCAGCATCGTAACCAAGCAACTGTCGCTGTCGCCATCTTCTGTGAAGGTAACGACGTCGGCAGCGGCTCGGGCGTGTTCATTACCGCCTCTCATGTACTCACCGCTGCGCATGTCACGAAGGTGTGTCCGAACTCAGAGTTCGAGATTGAGCTGGAGAACGGCGACCGCTACCCCGCTCACGTAGACAAGGCATGGTCGGGCATGGACCTGGCTCGCCTGAAAGTTACCGGCAAGTACGCAGGTAGCCAAAAGCCGATCACGCGCATCGGGTCCAAGCTCGAGGTAGAGGACGAAATTTGCTTTCACAGCGGAGCCCCGAGCCGGGACATCCGCTGCGGCCGTGTCGAGAGTATCTCGCCGACCGGCCTCGGCAACGTCAAACACAGCGCCATTGTCGAACCGGGTAACTCCGGGTCGCCCGTGTTCGATAAGCACGGCGCGCTTGTCGGCATCATCACGCACTATCGCAAGTGCAACAACGGCCAGATCTGCGGTGGCCGTTTCTCGTCCATTTGGGACCGTAAGTTTGTGTTGACCGAAGTGCAATAAAGCCCTTCGACACAAAAGAGGAGACATATGAAAAAGGGACTGTGGGCGCTCCAAACGGACACCAAGAAGGAAACCGAGGGTACGTGGATCGACCATCCGAAGATGGACATCCGCTTCAAGATCCGCCGTACGGGAGGGGAAAACAGCGACTTCTCCAATGCCGCTAACAAAGTCATGCGCCCCTACTGGCGTATGATGGAAGGCGGCAAGAACAAGAAGCCGGACGAGAAGCTTCTCAAGTCCGCCAACGAGAAGCTCGCGGCGCTGTATGCCGAGCATGTTCTCATGGACTGGTCCGGCGAGGACGTTGTGGACGAAGAGGGCAACGCCCTGGCGTTCACTGTCGAGGCAGCCACCAAGGTGCTGCGAGACGTTCCGTCATTATTCGGCTGGGTTCGGGACCAAGCTATCGAAGAGGACAATTTCCGCTTCGACTTTGACTTGGAAGAAGAATCGGGAAACTAGCAGACGTTCTGCTCTACCAGCTTGGGCAGGGGCAGAACGATGTAGAAGTCGCCTGGGCCTTCTGGAGGAACCACCGAAAGCTGCCGGACTGGTATGTAAATGCCCCGTCCGTGCGGCCCGGCCTGGAACTCTTCTGGAGGGCCTACAACGACCTTTCCACCTGTCGAAGTATTGGAATGTCCGTGGGTCCCATACCTTACTTGGCCGCTCAGGAGTGGTGCGATCGTGAGGAAATCGAAGGGGAATTGAGGAGGAGTGTGTGGTACCATGTAAGGAAGCTCGATGGCGTCTATTTTGAACACTTAGAGCGCATTCAGAAGTCCTCCGACCAGAAGGCCTCCTCCAACAATGCCGCAAAGTCCCCTAGCAAACTTGCTCCGCCAGTTCGCCGTAAAGGTGGAGGAAAAGGCAAATGATCTTGCCAAGGGTATGGCTGTAGCTATTACAGACGCGGTCGCCGAAGCCACACCGGTTGATACTGGACGCGCTCGGGCTAACTGGCAAGTTAGTGTGGGCAGTTCCAAGAACGATGACATCGAGCCCTACTTCCCAGGCGAACACCTTGGGCGTGGCGAGACTCAGAACCTTGGGGCCACTATGGAAGCTGCACGAGATGCAGTGGCGGCGTATCTCGGCGGGCCGATCTTCATTACCAACAACGTTAAAGATCCCAAGACGAAGAGCAGCTACATCTGGGCGCTGGATCAGGGGTCTCCACAAAATCCAGCCGGTGATTTCCATGGCGTGGCCGACTCGGCCGCCAATGCGTATTGGCGGACGGTGAAGTAGTGGAAGGCCAATTCAAAATCGTCGTTAGCATCGAAGGCGCCAAGTTGGCCGCTTCGAGTATCGACAAGATTGCAGAGAACACTGCGAAGGCTACTGCCGAGCTGGAGAAGCTTAACAAGCGCACCAAGCTTGACGGAGCAAAGGGCCAGATCCGAGAGATGAGTTCTGCCCTGCGCCGCCTCCAAGATCAGCTTGATCCTGTTGGCGCACTTCAGCGCAGGCTGGCGCAGGACACCAAAGTCCTGGCCTCTGCGATGAAGAAAGGCAAGATCGACGCACAGCAGTACGCGGAGATGCTGGCCAAGCTTGCAGCGCAACAGAGAAACGGGGTCGCTGCGATCTCTAAAAGTTACTCCCCTAACTATCTAGGCTCCGAGCGGCAGCGCATGAAAGAGCAGGCGGCGCAGGCTACTGCACTTGATAAGTTGCGCAACTCGTACGCCCCGGCCCAAAAAGGCTCTGAGGCGCAGAGGTTCAAAGAGCAGGCGGCGGCGCAGCAAAGAGCGGCGGCCGAGGCCACCACACTGGCTGCAAGCCTGCGCACGTTGCAGGCTGCAATGGACCCTGTCGTTGCGATTGAGCAGAAGCTAGCAGCTGAGACCAAAGTCCTTACCGACTCGTTCGCCAGAGGCAAGATCTCTGCTGAGCAGTACATCACTATGCTCGCCAAGGTCCGGGCCGATGCCAGCATCGGGGTATCTTCCATAGCGAAGAAGTTCGCCCCCGACCAGCTTGGTGCGGACGCGCAGCGTGCAAAAGAAGCGGAAGCGCGCCAACGTCAGATCGCCAAGTCGGCGGCTGAGTCGGCGAAATTCGCCTCCGGTTTCTCTCAGCTGCGCGGGTCCCTCGACCCTGTTTACGCCTCTCAGCAGAAGCTGGCCGCTGGCACAAAACAGCTTGACGAGGCCATGAAGCGCGGACTCATCACGGGCCGACAATACTCCGGGCTCATGCGCCAGCTCAAGGCAGATACCACCACAGGAGCTTCGGGCATAAACAAGTTCGGGCAGGTCATCAGGAACAACCACAAGGCCCTTAATGGATTTGACAGCGCGGCGCATCGCCTACGCCAGTCGCTATTCGCGTTCGGCGCTTTGTTCTTTGTCCGCGAGCTTGCCCAGATGGCGGACGGTTGGACTAACCTGGGCAACCGCATGAAGCTGGTAACTAGCAGCGCGGCGGAAGCCTCGGCGGCTCAGAACCAAGTCTTGCAGATTGCGCTAGAGACTCGGCAGCCACTTGAAGACGTCGGCCACTTGTTTACTCGCGTATCTTTGGCCACCAAGAGCATGGGCAAGTCCAACAAGGACGTCCTTCAGGTCACGAAGAACCTCGGCAAGGCGATCGTCCTTTCCGGGGCGTCTACGCAAGAAGCCGCCGCCGGTCTCCGACAGTTTTCGCAGGCCCTGGCCTCCGGCCGTTTGCAGGGCGACGAATTCCGCTCGGTCATGGAGAACATTCCCTATGTCGCCGACCTGATCGCGGAACACTTGGGCGTGACTCGTGGGGAGCTTTACAAGCTACGCACCGAGGGCAAGCTTACCGGCAAGGTTTTGTTCGACTCCCTGTTCGGCGCGACTGCCAAGCTAGACAAGCTGTTCGCAGGCACGATCCCAACGATCGGACAAGGTTTTACGGTTCTCAAGTCCGCCCTCGCGGGGTTCGTGGGGAATTTCGGAGCAAACACCGGAGCTGCCGAAAACTTTGCTCGAGGCCTGATTTATGTATCACAAAACATAGAAGGGATAGCGCGGGTTCTCGCGGCCTCCGCAATCTACGCAGGGCTTGCGAAGTTGACCCTTCTGATGAGGGGGGTGACTCTTGCTAGCCCGGTAGGAATTCTATTGTCGGTGGCTAAGGCCGCTGCCTTGGCCGGTGCGTACATCGCTGCAAACGCCGACAAGCTCAACGCTACGTCCGATGGGTTGACGAAGCTCAGCGACGTCATAGGCCCCGTCTTTGGGGAGATCAAAGGCGCCGCCTCAGACATCTTCCAGACACTAAAAGACATGGGAGAATTGTTGTTGAAGTTGGCCAACGGCCCTGGTTACGAGCTGCAAGATCTTCTCATCGACACGGCCGTGGCATTTCGAGGGATTATCCACGCCGCCGTGGAGACCGCAGTCCGGGCTCTTCAGTTCTTGGACAGGGCCAGAAATTTACTACCTAACGCTATTACAGGCAAAACCAAAGAAGAGGAAAACACGGCTGCCATCGTATCGGCCAAGAACAGGACGGCCGATAGGCTTAGAGAGCAAAACAGACTAGAGCAGGAGCTGATTCAGCAGATTGAGATAGCCAACCTGGCCGGCGGCTCTTCGAGTGTGATAGCAAAGGCCGCCAAAACGGTGGCGGAGGCTCGAGTTGAGGGACTGGTCGCAGAGATTAATGCTGGTGAGGAAGAGCTTGAGAAGTCCTTGAAGTACGCCGAGGGTGTTGAAAAGCGCATCGGGAAGACGTTTCAGCAAGAGATCGATGAACTGCTAGCGGCCATGAACGGTCGCGAGGGGGGCAAAAGCTCCGACACTCTTAAACGAGAGGCCAGGGCGAACAGAGACGCCCGACTGGCCAGAGAAGCAGCGCAGCCAGAGAAGGACAGGCTTGGGCAAGAGGCCCTTGATGCTAAACGCAAAGGGGAGGCCGCCGCCGCCGCTAACGACAAAGCCTCCAAGGCTCAGGCGGACGCCTTCTCCAAGCTAGAGCAGGAGATCAATCCTGACCCGCTGCTCAAGTACAACGAGGCTCTCACTGTTCTCCAGAAGCGCCTCGCCTCGACCGGGGACGCTGAAGAGTTCAACTTCTTGATGGGCAAGCTTAACACCCACTACAAAGAAGCCATCGACCCTGTCGGTGCCTACGCGGACGCCAACAAGAAGCTTGCAGAAGAGATCAGGCTGTCGAACTACGGGTTCGAGGTCGAGGCCAAGCTTCGCGAAAGAATCACGGCCCTGATGGAGAAGGGCCACAAGCTGCACTACCTCGAGATTGCGCAGATCAAGCAGCAGGTCGAGGTCGAGAGAGTCCTGAACAAAGAGAAAGAGAAGAAAGCTGCCGCCGACAGCCTGGTCTCTCAGCTTAAAGAGCAAGCCCGGACCCCGATACAGAAGCTCCGAGACGACCAGAAGTTGATCGAGTTCTCGGCCACCGGCTCGTCCATAGACGACCGCGCCGCTGCCTGGTACGAAAATCGTAGACAGCAAAACAAAATTCTTGAAGAAGAAGACGCCAAGGCCAAAGAAGGCACGTTTGGCAAGAAGCTCAGCGACGAGATCAAAACCTTCTCCGACGTCATTGAAGACCAGGGCATCGCGTCGATCAACAAGTTCGCCGACACCTGGGCGACGTTCGTCACCACGGGCAAGTTCCAGTTCGCAGACTTCGCCAACTCCGTCATCGCCGACCTGGCGCGCATCGCCACCCAGCAGCTGATTCTTGGCATCGTAAAGGGGGCCGTAAATGTCTACAACGGAGGCAACTTCTTTAATCAAATGCGCGGCGGCTCCACAGAGATTCTGTCGAACGCCACGGGCGGCTCCTACAGGGTCGGGGGCTTCGGTGGGTACGACTCCCAAATGTTTCAGTCGCGAGTCTCCCCGGGCGAGCGAGTTGACGTCCTAACTCCTGCACAGCAACGGGCGCAAGCGGCGGCCATGCAAGGTGGCGGCGGGTCGCCGATCGTCAACACCAAGGTCATCGTGGTGTCGAACATGAAAGAGGCGGCGCTGGAAGCCCTGAACTCTGAAGACGGGGAGCGCGTGACCATCAAGCATATGCAGAGGAATGGGATCCGATGATCCTCTATGTTCCGCCAGAGGCTCCCTTGGAACACACTTGGGAGTTCCTCACCGACGTCATCGTCTCTTATGACGGCACCGAGCAGCGGCTGGCGATTCGCAAACAGCCGAAGCAGCGGTTCCGGCCGAAGTTCGTCTTCGACAATCTGCCGGACCTGCGCCAGATGCGCGCCGACCTGTATCTGAACACGTCGGGCGACGTCTACTTTCCCTTCTGGCACGAAGGCGTCGAGGCCACCTCGGGCATCGCCGTATTCGGCACGGACAACGCCGAAGGCGACTTCTCGCGCAGCGACATCGCTATCGGCGATAACGTCATGATCGTGAACCCCGGGGGCGAGTACCAGATCCTTACAGTAGACGGCATCACCAGTACCACGATCAGCTTCGCGAGCCTGTTCGACGACAACTTCCCGGCGGGGTCGTGGATGTACCCTGTTGAGCTGGTGTACGCGAAAGACCTACCGAGCCAGGAAGTCTATCCAATAACTGGTGCCGCAGTGGACATGGACCTCTTGGTGAAGAGGCAGCCGGCAGTCGTCGGAACGGGCGGCGTGTCTTACACTACGTACAGTTCCAAGCAGGTGCTTACCCCCCGTCCGTTGATGGGCGGCAGCACCGCGAAGTTCAGCTTCGAGCGCATGTTCGAGGAGTGGGAGACCACGAATAATCTCTACCAAGACACGGCCACGCCGTACGCCAAGGTCCAGTCGTCGAAGCGCTACCTCATCAAGACTGCCCAAGAACGCCAGGACTGGAAGAAGTTCTTCAGCGACATCGAGGGTGGCCGCGAAACGTTTTGGGTGCCGACCTGGCAGTCGGACCTGGAGATCGTCCAAGAGCCATCTTCGACAACGGTCAAGGTATCGGCGGCCCTGAACTACAAAACGACCTACTGGGACAACAGCGCGATCAGGAACCTGATGTTGGTCTACGCCAACGGGACGGTGGCCTATCGGTCCGTGACCAACTGCGTGGTCAACATCGACGACACACAAACACTCACACTGAATTCTTCTTACACGGCCGGTGTGATGAGCGTTTCTTTCTTGGAGTTGAGTCGGCTGGCCGGTAACATAGTCAACTTCCTGCACTACGCTGGCTACTCAGAGATGAAGTTTCAAGTCACGACGGTGAGGGGCTAATGACCTGGCTAGACGATGAACAGGGCCAAGACTCAGCCGAGCCCTGGGAATTATATACCTTTACCACCACGTCACAGACGTTTAGATACACTAGTGGCCCGAGTGACTATACCTACGCCGCCAACGTTTACACGCGCATTCCAATCGAGCGGTCGTCGATCAGAGTGGTTCAAACCAGGGAGAAGTCCGAGCTGATTGTAGAGATGCCAATCGACATCGCCGTCGTCAACGACATCGGCCAGCTCATCGCGCCAACCAATACTTCCATGTCTATTCGGCGCATCCACCCAGTCACGGGCAATCACCAGATCATCTGGTCCGGGCAGATCATCCGGGTGGACATCAAGGGTCGCAAAGCGCAGTTCGCTGTACATCCGAACTTGTCCATCCTGATGGACGCCTCCACGCCGCCGCGCGTGTTCACTCGGTTCTGTAATCACCAGCTGTTCGACACCCGGTGTGGTCTCAACAGAAACAGCTACGACTACACAACGACCATCGACTCGGTCAATGGCAGTGAGATTATCTTGGCCGTCGGGGCAGGGGGTGCGGACTCTCCACAAGGGGCCGGCCCGCTACAGCGCTTCTCAGGAGGCGAGATCCTTCGGGCGACCGACGGTGAGCGCCGTCGCATTGTTCGCCAGGCGACTCACACGATCACCGGAGCTTACCCCGGAGTGCCGAGCAGTTCATTGGCGGCCCGGACCATGTATCTCAACATGCCGTTTAGAGATCTAGCGGTCGGGGACACGGTCACGGTCTGGCCAGGCTGCGCGAAGTCGGCCTACGAGTGCAAAAACAAGTTTAACAACATTGCCAAGTTCGGCGGGTTCCCTCTGGTACCGCTGAAGAATCTCTACGCGGCTGTTGGCGGAGTAAAGGGAGTTGACTAATGGCCATTGGGTTAGCTATCTGGGCCGGTATTACATTTGCGACCTTCATTGCCGGCAAGTACATGCAGGAGCACGCCAAGCGGAAGGCCTTGCGGCGATCTAAGGGCGAATTCGACGCCAACGCCTTCCCTATTTTAACCGAGGCCGCACCCTTGCCGATCCTCCTGGGCACGATACGCATCAACCCGGCCATGGTCTGGTACTGGGTGAGAGACGGCGGGGCAGCGCCGGTCACAGAAACCTACTACGCCACCAATTACCCTTACAACTCGTACGAGAACCCAGTCGGCTGGAAGTACGGCGCGAGCTTGCACTTCATCCTGTGTTGTGCCGGACGAACCAACGACCACGACGTGGCGGTCCAGCCAGCCTATACACAAGGTGTCACTAATTTTTGGATCGGCGAAAAGAAGTTCGCGGACCTCAACGCCAACGACGCTATCTTGTCCACCCCCAACACTGTCGGAAGCTACTTCAACAAGCCCAACTTCTTCGGCGGGCAGGGCAAGGGCGGCGGCGCCGACGGCTACGTCGCTTGGCACGAGGGCGAGTCCAATACTGTCAACCCTGGGGTGTACACAGACTGGGAGGCTTGGAAAAATCTTATTGCCTTGGCCCTGTCTCTAGGAGAGAGCGGCTACGACTCCCACACGCCCAATTACAGGTACTCGATAGGCGTATGCCTGAAAGACTTCTACTTCGGCGAGTCGCCTATGCTGCCTCCTGTTTCGTTTACGGCCCGGTGTCTGCCTAACTACGGCAATTCAATTATCGAGTCGAGGGTAAGCAACACACTAGGCCCGGACGCAAACCCGGCGGCGATTGTATACACCCTGTTGACTAACACTTGGTTTGGGATTGGACTTACGGCCGCCCAGGTTGATACGGCCAGCTTTCACGCGGTAGGGCAGACCCTCAATACAGAGGGTTTTGGCCTTACCGTGCTAGTGACGGGCGAGACTTCCCCTAAAGACTTAATCTCAGAAGTCCTCGAGCATATCGACGCGGTCATTTGGGAAGACCATGCAACCGGCACGGTCAAAATCAAACTTATCCGAGAAGACTACGTCGTCGCGAATATCACCCAACTGGATGAGACCAACGTTGTCGAGGTCGAGGAATACTCCGCGACGTCATGGGAAGATACGTACAACCTCGTACGTATCAACTACACCGACAGGGCCAAAAACTACAAGACCACGTCACTCGCTATTCACGACCAGGCCAACTTCACGTTCCAGTCGAACAAGATCCGCGTCATAGACCTCAAGTTCCCCTACTGTATGACGGCAACCGTGGCCCGGAAGATTCTGGACCGCGAGCTGCGTACGTACTCGTTGCCCCGTCGGGCTATCCGCCTTACCGTGACGAGAGAAGCCCTCGAGCTGGTCCCGGGGTCGGTGTTCAAGCTTGATTGGCTGGACTACGACATCACGGGCATGGTCTGGCGTGTGACCCAGCTGGACCTGGGCACTCTCGACAAGAACACGGTAACGATCGAGGCCGTTCAAGACGTCTTCGACGCCGTGCGCAACACTCACTCAAACAGCGAAGACGATAACTTGTTGCAGACCGACCTGGACCTGCCGGCCCCGGTGCGAGCCACGCAAATCAAAGGCCGCGACATCGGGGTCATCGAGCTGCCGTCTTTCTTCCTGGATCAACTCGAAGATCAGAACCTGTTCGTAGATCCGAACCGCATCTCGAAGATCATGTTCGTGTTCACGCCAACCGTCGCGGCGGACAAGGTGTCCGGGTCTAGCTACCAGGTTGAGATGTCCATCAACGGCGGTGACGTGAAACTGGCGGAGAATAGCCTGCTGTTTCACGACTACGCCCAGGTTGATACGTACTATCCATTCGACACGGACAGCTACGACACGGCCGTGGGCTTGATCATTAAGAACGTATCCAACCCTGCACTGCTGGCCGCCGCTACTGTAGCCGAGATTCGAGAGTTCGGACAAAACTTGATCATGGTCAACGGCGAGTTCCTGTCTTTCGAGACGGTAACGGACAACTTGGACGGCACCTACACGCTCGGAAACGTCTGGCGCGAGCTTCTAGACACATCCGCTCGGGACCTTGAAGCAGACGATGTTGTCGTGTTCTTGACCCCCCGGTCGCTGCACAACGTCACCAAGTCCATCTTTAACGGTGACGAGACTATAAGTCTCACTGCACGCTCTTACAACGGCGTGTCCCTGTCCGACGAAGCGACATACTCGAACTTCGACTTGGACAAGAGGCCGCTACTGCCGGCGCCTCCGCAGAACGTCAAGGTCCGGTTCGACAATATGGACCCCAACGTCCAGTCGAGTCACACCCGCACCGTCGTAGAGATCAACACCGACCCCGAAATTGACTTTACCTGGAACCAACGTACTCGCCTGGCTGGTGCGGTTGTTCGCGGAGATGACGCTTCTGTATCCCCCGAAGACGGAACCCTTTACGAGATCCAAGCCAAACATCGGTACGACAATGCCTGGACGACCATTGCGACGGCTATCGCCGCCGGAACGACGGCCTCCGCCTGGGTCAACGAACTGCTTCCGTATGGCGACACGGAGCTACGGATACAAGCTTACCGGGACATTGACATCACAGGTGTCACGGACACTCGCTACTCGTTCGATGGGCCAATTGTTCGGTTCGACAACGCCTACTACAGACAGCTGCTCAAGAGCCCCAACGGCAACAACCGAGCCGAAGGCTGGACAGTAACTAACGGAACCTGGAGCCACAACTTCGCCTCTACTCCATTATGGGGGGCCGTCGGCACCGTTATCAAACAAACCACGACAGGCGCCGCCGAGTACGTTGAGTACCAAGTCGTGGATATTGAGGACATGCACATCATAGGGTCCGACTGTGGCAGCATCAGCCTCTCTTTCTATGTCATGGCCGACGCCGCTACGGCACACCAGTACAAGGTAAGTCTGGAAGTGCTCAAGGCCGACGGTACGACGGCAGTGACTACAGAGGCAGTAAGCAACGTCGACGTCTGGACTGTTCCGAGTACCGGGACCTGGGACTATGTCACTGTCACTTCGAATACGAATTTCGAAGCCGCTAAGATCCGGGTCAAACTCCGGGTCAACCAAGGAGACGCTGTCGCCCCGCAAATTTGCTTCACGAGACTTGACCTTCGAATGGGCGCAATCTCAACGAACCAGGCCACCAATGGTGACTTCACCACGAACCTTTCTGGGTGGAGCACCGCCGTAGGCACCTGGGCGTGGGACAACACCCTCGCCAGCTTGCGTCAACCAGACTTGGTTGGCGGGTTCGCCACGTCAACCGACGGAACCGACAACGCAGAGCTTTACCAAGACATTGACGTTCCCGACGCCTACAGCAACTTCACCGGGGCAACCCCTGCGGCCAGCTATCCAGGAAACAGCCATGTACTGGTCAAATGGGCTCAGGGCAGCGCACTTAGTACAGAAACTGAGAAGGTAATTGTTGAGGCGAGAGCTTTGGACCAGACTGTACTGGCTTCGATTGATTCTGGCTTCTTGGCACAGACCGAGGCTAGCAGATCGTGGCGTTACAGGGAAGTTGCCCTCGAGCTACCGGATGACACAGCCCATGTCCGCGTTCGACTTGTCGCTGAGGGCGAGGGCGCTTTAGGCAATTCAGCGTTCGACAAGGTCGAGGTAATCTACGCCAAGTTCGTCCCCTTGATGGTTGCCTCTGCCCAACAGATGGAAGACCGCCTCGGTTACGCACCCGCCCTGTTGTGGAAGTTCGATGTCAACTCCACTGCAACAGCCGTCAATGACTTGGTGGCCGCCACGCCTCTAACCGAGAACAACACCAGCGTGAGCTGGGCTGCTTCGAACACTGCCTCTAACCATCGATGCCTGCGCTTCAATTCAACTTCGTATAAAGTTGAAGCCTCTGCGTCCTCCGTTTTCCAAACGGCACTTACGTCGTTCGCAGTATATTTGGAGTTCTCACAGGTAGACCTAGAAGGGGACCAGCAAGGCAATCTCATCTCCAAGTGTGATGCGAATGGGCTCGGCTGGCGAGTCACCTATGACAACGAAATGGTCACTTTCTCGGTGAACAACGGAACCACCCAGGCGTCGGTGACCGCCGCTACTAGCACTTTAAGAAACCCCTACGCCAACCAGTTCCTGTTCGTCTGCAAGAAGACGGCAGACGGTTATCTGGACTTGTCGATGATCCATGCGGCCTACTACGGCACAGACGTACAGTGCGTCAAGGTAGCGGGGTCTGTGACAGAGGCCGACTTTACCGCGTTCGGGGACTTCACGAATACTGGCATCTTGACCCTGGGCGCAAACGCCTACACGGCGGGCGCCGCCTGGGAGAACGACGCTGTCACCGGCATCAACTACATCCAGATGGCCCTGTTTTCCGGGGCAAATGCCGAGCAGTTCGTGGTCGGGGACCTGGAGCGATTGCGACTGTCGAAAGGCTATAGAAACACGGCAATCTAATTTTGCTTGCACCGAGTGTGAAGAGTGTTTATAGTCGTGGCAGGAGTAGGGAGTGGATTTCGAGTTCAAAACGCAACCGTTTGCGCATCAGATGCGCATCTGGGAGGAGACCAAGGACAGGGAGTTCCATGGGCTGTTCCTAGAAATGGGCGTGGGCAAAACAAAGATCGCCATCGACACGGCCGCCTGGAAGTATCTAAACCAGGACTGTAATGGCCTGCTGGTCATCGCCCCTAATGGCGTACACCAAAACTGGATCTTTGAAGAGATTCCGAAGCACTGGCCGGACGACGTCCCGTACTCGGCGGCCGTCTACTACTCGTCCAAATCGAAGTCCCAGAAGCAGCAAAAAGCAGTGGCGGCGATCCTCGACGCCAGCCACCACCGGGTCGCCATTCTCTCTATGAGCTACGACGCCCTGAACACGGAAGCCGGACGAGAGACGGCCGAGCGGTTTCTGAAGACTCGCAAGAACCCTATGATGATCTGCGACGAGTCGGCGCGAATCAAGACGCCGTCGGCCAAGCGCACCCAGGCGATTGTATCGATGCGCGGCAACAGCGGACTGGCCTCTCTTGCCAAGTACCGCTGGGCACTTACCGGCACGCCAGTAGCTAACGGCCCGTTCGACGTCTTCACCCAAATCAAGTTCCTGAACCCGCAATTCTGGATGCAGTACGGGCTGTCGCCCTTCTCGGTGTTCAAGCGGGTGTTCGGCATCTTCGAGGCGAGGCCGTTCGCCAAGGGGGGCGTCTGCGTCGGGTATCAGAACCTGGAGCGCCTGCACACACTACTAGACCAAGTCTCTACCCGGATCACGAAAGACGAGTGCCTGGACTTGCCGCCCAAGATTTACAAGAAGCTGTTCTTCGCCCTGTCTGAGGACACCCAGGCCCTGTATGACGGGCTCCGGGACAACTACATGGTGGATCTCGAGGGCGGAGCCGAGATCAACGCCCCACTGGCGATCGTCCGGCTCACTCGTCTCCAACAACTAACCTGTGGGTTTATGTCTGTGGATGGCGAACAAGGGGTCCAGCCGTTGCTGGACAAGAAGGGCAAGCCGGATAACCCCCGCCTGGCGCTCCTCAAAGAGATCTGCGAAGACCTGGACTCGGCCATCATCTGGGGCCGGTATCAGAAGGACATCGACAACATTGTTGCCGCACTAGGGAGTGATAAGTGTGCAGTGATTGACGGTCGAGTCCCGGACCATCAGCGCAAAGAGCTGATCGACAAGTTTCAGTCGGGTGCGGTGCCCTACTTTGTAGGCAACCCGGCGGCTATCTCGGAAGGCGTAACGTTGCACCGCACCTCGGCTGTCATCTACTACTCGAACAGTTTCAAGC